GAGCTGGACGCTCACCACGCTGCAGGCGCGGCACTATCGCTCCGCGAAGGGCGCGCTGCGCGCAATCACCACACGACTCAATGGCCGCGGGCATGTGCTCCCGCTGGTCTTTTCACGGAGGACCGCCGCATGAGGCATGCACTCGCCCTCGCCCTGTCACTCGTTGCCGCGCCTGCGCTCGCGCAAGACGCCTGGCCCGTCGACGCCATGAACCGTGTGATCGACCAGACCAACTTCGTCGTCGACGGTGGCTGCTCTGGCACGCTGATCTCTGTGCCTGAGCGACTGGTGCTCACCAACTTCCACTGCGTCGAGAAGAGCATCTCCACGATCGAGCGAGACCAGGTCGGCGATGATGGCGTGGTGCGCCGGGTGAAGATGCGGCGGCTTGCCGACCTCAAGGTGGAGCAGCACAGCTACGTCGGATTCGCGCGCGTCGGCACCTCGAGCTACGTTGCCGAGATTGTCGCCGACAGCAAGGCGCGCGACCTGGCGGTGCTTCGCATCAAAGGCCCGATCCCGCACGTCTACGCATCGCCGCTCCTGCCCGAGGGCAGCAAGATCACCCGCGGTGAGCGCGTCTACGTCGTCGGCAACCCGGCGCTCGAGGACGCGACCGTGGTCGAGGGCATTGTGTCGAACGTCAACCGCACATTCGAATTCCCATGGACCGGCGGCGAGAAGCTCGCAATGGTCCAGTTCTCAGGCGGCATCTTCGGCGGCAACTCTGGCGGCGCGCTCTACAACGCTGCAGGCGAGCTGATCGGCGTGCCGGCGGCCGGCTATCGCGAAGCGACCTTCATTGGTTTCGCCGTGCCGATCGATGTTGTGAAGTCCGTGCTGCGCGACAATTGCCTGGCGCAGGTGTTCGACGAGCACGCCGACGACGCTCGGTGCAGGACCGACAAGTCGCTCAAGAGAGAGCGCGACTGATTTGCGTTGCCGCGCCGTCTGTGATCTGTCTCATGCGTCGTCCACATGACGGACGCAAGTGAGGAGGCCAGCATGGCACGACCGTTGAACAAACCGCGCAAGACGAGCGCGCGCACCGGCACCAAGACACGGGGCAGGCCCGCGCTCTCGCGAACGCGCAGTGCAACGAAGCGCATGGGCACAAAGAAGAGCAGCAGGGGCGGCACGCGCTGCTGATCGTTACGCCCACTAACTGAAGTGCCAGGGGCCCGCGCAAGCGGGCCCTTTGCTTTGGGGCGCCCGGGATGGCCGAGTTGACTTACACGCGCTGGCGCGCCCTCGCGAACGCGCAGATGTGCCGCAAGGCCGAGCCGATCCGTCGGCGCGTCGTCAAGTCGCTGCCATTCACGCGCGAACCCCCGCGCGAGCCACTGACGCCAGGCCTGCGGTCCGGGCGATCGGACTACCACGAGCCCATGGGCTTCTGGCCCGAACCACTGAAGGACGACGACGATGAAAGCTAAAGACGCGCAGAGTTGGTCAGTGATGCTGTCAGTCTCAGCGCTGGCTGTCAGCCTGGCTGCGTTCCTGATTGGCGGTCCGCCTGGCAAGGACGGCAAGTCGATCGTCGGCAGGCAAGGCGAGCAGGGCGAGGTCGGGCCCGTTGGCCAGGTTGGCCCAGACGGCCCGCGGGGCGATCGCGGCGAGAAGGGCGACCAGGGCGAGCCCGGCGTTGCCGGCCCACAGGGCCCCGCCAGCGAGGTTGTTGAACCTCCCAAGCCACGGAAGGCGCACAAGCGCAGGAAGTGCCGGCACCACCGATGAAGAAATCCGCAGCCGACCAGGCACGTCGCGATGAGCAGATGGCAAACGCGCTCGAATATGCAGAGACCGTTGCGCACGAAGCCGATCTCCGCGGCGTGTCCGGCTACGACCTATTCCAGTCCTTCGTCGCCGTGCTGGCGGCCCGCAACGCGACGCTCGCCGGCAAGCTCCTGTACGCCTGCAGCGAGGCGATCCGCCACCACCCGGTGACGAAGGTGCTCAAGCCCGAGCCGGCCGAGGTCGATCTCGCGCAGCAAGCCGACGGTTCGTATGGGCCGGCCAACTGAGTTCAGCGACGAGGTCGCCGACGCGATCCTCGAGCGCATCGCCGGCGGCGAAAGTCTGGTGAGCGTCTGCCGCTCGGACGACATGCCGCACCGCGCGACGGTCTTCCGCTGGATCGCAGACCCGAGCCGCCCCGAGTTTCGCGACATGTACGCGCGCGCGCGCGAGGCCCAGGCCGAGTACATGGCCGACGAAATCCTCGAAATCGCCGACGACAGCTCTCACGACGTCAAGACGATCGAGCGCAAGGGCGAGCTGGTCGAGGTCGTCGACCACGACGTCGTGCAGCGCTCCAAGCTCCGCGTCGACACCCGCAAGTGGCTGCTCTCCAAGCTCGCGCCGAGGAAGTACGGCGACAAGCTCGAGCTGGGCAGCGACCCCAATAAACCTGTTGTGACCCGCATCGAGCGCGTGATTGTCGATCCTGCAAATCGAGACACCGAGGAAGTTTAGGCCGCTGCTCGGGCCGTCGCGCTACAAGGGCGCGCACGGTGGCCGTGGCTCGTCTAAGAGCCACTTCTTCGCTGACCTGATGGTCGAGCACAGCCTGGCCGAGAAGGGCATGCTGTCCGTCTGCATTCGCGAGGTGCAGAAGACGCTGAAGGAAAGCTCGAAGCGGCTGCTCGAGCACAAGATCGAGCAGCGAGGCGTCGGCGGCGAATTCACGACGTTCAACGATCGCATCGAGACGCCTGGCGACGGCCAGATCATCTTCGTCGGCATGCAGGATCACACGGCTGAGTCGATCAAGTCGCTCGAGGGCTACAAGCGCGCCTGGATCGAAGAAGGGCAGATGCTCTCGCAGCGCAGCCTGGCGCTGCTGCGACCCACGATCCGCGCCGACGGCTCGGAGATTTGGGCGAGCTGGAATCCGCGGCGCAAGAGCGACGCGATTGATCAGTTTCTGCGCGGGGAGGCGAAGCCGAAGGGCGCCGTCGTCATCGAGGCGAACTGGCGGGACAATCCGTGGTTTCCCAAGGTGCTCGACGACGAGCGCCGCCACGACCTCGAGCACTACCCGGAGCGCTACGATCACATCTGGGAGGGCGGCTACGCGAAGGCGTTTGAGGGCGCCTACTTCGCGAGGTGCCTGGCAGAGGCTCGGCTCAAAGGGCGCATTGGCAAGGTCGAGCCCGACCCGCTCTTGCCGATCCGCTTGTACTGGGACCTCGGCGGCTCCGGTCAGATGGCCGACGCGATGGCGATCTGGGCCGTGCAGTTCGTCGGCCGACAAATCCTCGTGCTGCACTACCTCGAGGGCGTCGGCCAGGTGCTGGCCTATTACGTCAACGAGCTGCGCCGCCTCGGCTACAGCCAGGCGATTTGCCGGCTGCCGCACGACGGCGTCAACGAGAACAGTGTCACCGGCAAGCGCTACTTCGATCACCTGAAGGACGCGGGCTTTGATGTGCCGCCGCCGATCCCGAACCAAGGGCGCGGCGCGGCCAAGATGCGCGTCGAAGCGGCGCGCCGCATCTTCGCGCAGTGCTCGTTCAACGAGGCAACGTGCGAGGCCGGCCTCGACGCGCTCGGCTACTACCACGAGCGCAAGGACACGGACCGCAACGTCGGCCTCGGCCCCGAGCACGACTGGTCGTCACACGGCGCCGACGCGTTCGGCCTGATGGCGGTCGACTACGAGGCGCCGGTCGACAAATCACCACGCAAGCGGCCGCGGCCGCGCGGTGGATGGCAGAGTTCATGACGAAAAGCCGAATTGAGGTTGTCGCTCGCGCACTCCACGAGGCACATAAGCCTTGGGCTTACTACACATATCCGTTTGAGCATCCCATGGCCGGGCGGGAGGTCTACGAGACTTTGGCGAAGGCGGCCATTAAGGCAATCGCGGAAGCTCGGCACAAGCACTAGTCGTCGAACAAGGCCGGATACCGCGCCATGATCATGCGCGCGGCAGTGCAGAACAAGCGCGCCGACGTCTCAACGATGACAACGCTGCCATCCTCGATGGCGAAGCGTATCGCGACTGACGGCTTGCCGCTCTCCATGCCGCGATCGAGCACGGCGAGCTGCAGAGAACCCTCCGCCATTTGCGCTCTGTCCACATCGTCGGGCCACAACGGCGGCTCGCCGACACTGTGAAACTTCAGGTCTAGCGGGATCATGCTGACTGACCTCCAGAAGCAAGAGATTGTTTGGTTGCTCACGAGCGAGGCGAGCCGCCGCGGCTTCACCGGTGACGAGGAGGACGCTTGCCGTCAGGTCGCGCAGGCTTACTGCGTGACTGAGGAGGTGGTTCGGGGTCTTGTGCGGGAGCACCGTCTGGCCAAGGGGCGGGATCATCGACAGGAAAGCCGTTAGGACCAAAAATCTCCTCCTCACAAA